CTTGATAAAGAAGTTAAAAAAACAAATACTATATATTTTAATTTTACTGTTAACGGTGGAGCAAGAGATGAATACAGACCTCAATGTTACCAGGGAGCAAAGTGGAAAAACCTTCCAGAAAACTTACCTAAAGATTTTAAAGGTTACCTTAAAGACTTAACATCATCTAAATACTGTTTGAGCCCAGAAGGTAATGGGATAGATTGTCATAGAATGTGGGAATGTCTTTACCTTAAAGTAATACCTATTTGCCATAGAAATATTCTTACAGAACATTTTTCTAAGTTATTTCCAATAATATTAGTAGATGACTGGAAAGATAAAAATGAACCAGGAATGGATGTTAACTATTTAGAGGAAAATTATATTAAACTATCTGACTGGAGCAATTATCACTTGTTAGATCAAGATCAATATCTTAAACATATAAATTTTTATGATTAACCATAAGCATAAGTTTATATACCTACATACTCCTAAAACTGGAGGAATGTCTATAGGTAGTGCGCTATTTGAGTCTTTAGGTATAGAAGATAACTATCAATCTTTTCATATACATTATGATGATTTGAATAAAGAAATACTAAAAGATTATTTTGTATTCACGTTTGTAAGAAACCCTTGGGATAGAATAGTATCTGATTACAGGTATAAAGAAGAAATCAACACAAACTTTTCTTTTGATTCTTTCAGCAATAATCCTCAATACTGTTATGAACAGCAATATAAAACCTCTGTAAAACCTACAGATATTAACTTCTTTAACAATCATAAAGATACTTCTAATTACTTTTCTGAATTTATTCATACTATTTCTCAATTAGATTTTCTCAAAGGTAAATTTAACCATAATATTAATACTCTACCGTTTATCGATTTTATAGGAAGGTACGAAAATATAGAACAAGATTTTAAATACGTATGTGATAAGATAGGTATAACAGCTAAACTCCCTCACAAAAATTTTACTAATTGGAAAAATAAACATTATTCATGGTACTTTAAGAGTATGGATTTTAATTCAGATATAATTAAAGACAGTGAAAAGTTTAATTATACGTTTGATAGAAAAGATACAAGCAGCAGAGTTGATTACTGGTTTAAAGACTTTAGAAAATATAAACCATTTGATATAGTTGAGTATGATGATGTAGTAGACACTTATTTAAACGTATCTAATAAACTTAAACCTGACTATGATAAATCAGGTTGGAATGAACGTCCAATTAACTCAGATAAAGAAGACATAGATGAAAAAGAAAACTGGGACGGCTTTGACCCAGTCTATTATAATATCGACCCAACAAAAGAGGGAATAGTAATGGCTAAAGCTGATACTATATCTATGAATATGTTAGGTCACGGTGAATCATGGACTCATTTTATATACCTGACACTACCTTCTCAGTTAATTACAAAATATATGACTCAAGTTCATGATAATCAAGATATATCCATAGCTAAAAAGTTTATCAGAGAAGTAGAAGAGACATACGGTAGTGACGGTTGGAAATATAATAATTGGAAAAAAATAGAAGCTAAATTTGATAAAGATTACCCTGAGTTTTCTAGCTATACAGATGCTTATGAAACTCACAAGTGTCTTAAATGGAAACAAGACTTTGATATTGCGCAATACATATCTATTTATACAAAAGGGTTACTATTCCCTATCTGTTATAACGATAAAGACTTTATGTTACGAAGAGGTACTCATAGAGCTTTTCTACTATCAATGACAGGTAGTGATGTACCGATTATATTACAATACGACAAAAGAAAAGGAATAAAACAAACCTTTGAAGTTAACACTCCTGAATTTTTTGGAGGTAAGTGTTTAAAGATGATTGTTGACTTAGAAAAACAATCTCAAGAGTACTACATAGAAGGTAAAAAAATAGTTATATGAAAACATTAGCAGTTATTATACATGCCAGAATGAAAAGCACTAGATGCCCTGAAAAGCATTTAAGACCTATCAATGAACGTGGGGATACTCTACTAACTATCGCTTTAAATAATGTAAGCAAACTATCTAATGTAGAAGAAAAGTACCTAGCAGCACATGAGCAAGAGATAATAGATAATTACATCCCAGGAGTACAGATACTTCATAGAGAATACGCTTCTGTAGCACCCGGCAATGCTCATCACTCAGTAATGTACAAACATCTTGAAAAAGTTGAATCTGATTTTATATGTAACTATAATCCTTGTCAACCATTTTTAGACATAGATAAGTTACAAACAACTATTGATTGGTTTAAAACTAGTTCTCATGATAGTGCAATTACAGTAGCAAGAGAACGTAACTTCTTTTGGAGCGATGGATTAAGGCCTGTGAATTTTAAAGAGAACGACAGATTATCAACCACATCAGGTCCAAGTTTATTTAAGGCCACTCATTCGTTAGTTTTTTATAAGAAAGAATATATGCTTAAAAACTGGGAATTATTTTCTAATACTCATAATGATCCTTACCCTTATCAAGTAGATTGGCCTGAAGATGAATTAGTAGATGTAGATACGGAATTAGATTTTAAATTAGTAAAAGCACTAAGTAGTGGAGTACATTAATAGCTATACAAAATTCTATACAGATGTTTTTGATAAACTTAAAATTTTCGACATACTAACCTTTCAGGAAATAGAAAAATTATATCTTGAAGTTACTAAAAGTTTAATTAAAACCGGACAGTGGAAACTAAATGATAGTATAAACAAAGAGTCATTTAAAAAAACTCTAGTAAAGACTCCTTCTGGTAAAGAAAAATATGTTTTTGAAAAAGGTAGTTTATATTCAGAATATAATGAGTCTTACTTAAACATTAAACCATGCATTACAGGTAAAAGTGTATCAAAAAAAGTATACGAGGAAGGTAAGTTTGTAGTTCTAAGTATACCAAAAGAGATTATAAATAATTTTCAAACTAATAGTATAAATACAAATACTTTAGATATAGTTAGAGAATTTGTAAAAGACGTAGAAGATACTTGTGGATGGGATGGAGATTGGAGAAAAGTAGAAAAGATATATGACATAAGATGCGGAAATATAAATTGGAAATCTGATTTTAGTTTCGAGTGGTATGTAAGTATGAAAGAGGATGGAATTATATTTCCTCCTTTTTTTCTAGATGAAGCATTTTTAACTAGAGGAACACATAGAAGTTACTTAGGAGCTTTAGCAGGGTATGATTATTTATTTTTTCATAAATACAACTCAGATAATTTTAAAATACTCTCTGGGAATAAATACTGGGTCAATGATAAATTAGAATTGGATGTAGATTTATTAGATAGGTCTATTGGGTATAAATTATATAATTCAAATAAATTAATAGGTAAGTTAAAATTATGAATGTTAAAAAATATGTTATCGATATAGATGATACTATATGTAAAGAAGAAGGACCGGTAATAGGTAGAAAACCATACCTAGACAGAATAGAAAGAATAAATAAAATGTACGATGAAGGTAATACTATTATCTACTATACTGCAAGAGGAAACAAAAGCGGTAGAGGAGAAGCATACTATAGACCGATAACTGAAGCACAGTTAGAAAGCTGGGGATGTAAATATCATCATTTATATTTTAAACCCTTCGATGCTGATATATTTATAGACGATAGAGGTATCCACCCTAAAGATTTTTTTATATAATGAAACAGTTTTTTAATATAGTACTGCCAATGGCAGGAAGAGGATCAAGATTCAGACAACAAGGGTATAAAGATTCTAAACCTTTTATAGATGTAAAAGGAAAGCCGATGATTCAAAGAGTTATAGAAAACCTTAATATAGAGTTTGATAAGAACTTTAAATTTATTATCTTATGTCAAGAGGCTGATTACTTAGACTACGATTTCTCTATTTTTAATAAAATGATTGGTCACGATAATATTGAAATAGTTAAACTTAAAGGTATTACAGAAGGAGCAGCTTGTACACTTCTAACAGCTAAAGAGTATATAGATAATAAAGTACCTCTCCTAAGTTTTAACTCTGATCAAATGATTGACTACGATCCAAATCAAACATACAGTAGATTAAGTCTACATGATGGAGGAATGCCATGCTTTAAAGGAGAAGGACCAAAATGGTCGTATGCTAAGACTGATGAAGATGGGTATGTTACTGAGGTAGCAGAAAAGAAACAAATATCAAATGATGCTACTGCAGGGTACTACTATTGGAGTAGAGGATCTGATTTCGTAAAGTTTGCCGAACAGATGATAGAAGCAGATGATAGATTAAATAACGAATTTTATGTAGCACCAGTCTATAACTATGCAATTAAAGCTGGGAAACGAATTGTAATAACTCAAGTCGATAAAGTATACCAAATGGGTACACCGGAAGACTTGCAAGAGTACTTAAATGGGTAATAGGAAACGTATAGCTATCTGTTTGTTTGGTCAAACTAGAACACTGAGAGTAATAAAAAGAGTATACAGTAGTCTTAATATAGATAACTGTGATATTGATTTATTTATTAGCTCTTGGGATGACTTTTATGATAAAACTAGCTTTGTAAACTTTACAGATACTGAATTCCTTAAACCTCATGAACGTCAATATATTAATAATACAGAAAAAGCAGCGTATACTATTTACAGAGTCAACAATATAAAAACTTCTTACGAAATATGGAATGATTTTACGTACGACCATGTAATGTGGACTAGAAGTGAAATACTATATGATAAAAATACGTTAGAGGAATACTTTAGCAGTAAAATACTCAAACAAACAAACGAAATCGATCTTCTAAGTAACATAAAAAAAGATGAAAATGGTAATGTTTATTTAGATGCTGACTACTCTTTCTTTGGACCTTCTCATATTTTCGATATATATGCTACAGGATGGAAAAGTATTTTTAAAGCACAAAAGTTACCATTAACTCACGGAGGTCATAACTATCATGCAGAAGTAATCACCCAGAATAACATTAATGTTAATCAGATCAAATTACACCATTCATTCCAGTATGGTAAATTAGAAAAAAGAGAATTAAATGAATAATCCTATAACATACGCTTACTTAGAAACTACAAACTACTGTAACTTACAGTGTTCATTTTGTAATAGAGAAGAAGTAATTGGAGCTTTACAACATATGCCCTTACCTAAGTATAAAAAAATGTTAGAAAAGCTTAGACACCACCCAATAAAGGAGGCTAAGTTAATGGGTATGGGTGAACCAATGTTACATCCACAGTTTGATGAAATATGTAAAACCTTTAAAGAGGTATTCCCTGACGCTTTTTTAATAGTTGCAACGAATTGCCAGTATCCTATTAGACCTGATACTAAAATGGGAAGAAAATTTGAAGAGTGTATGAAATATATTGATCTAATGTACTTTAGTATAGACGGATATAAAGATTCATACGAAAGAGATAGATCACCTGCTAAATGGGATAAATTAATGAAGTTTCTAGAAGATTTTAAAGGAATGAATAGACATGGCTGTAGAGTTACGTGTAATTATGTAGTTAACACTAATAACATTCAGGATATTCAAATTATTAAAGACGAAATTGTAGATGTTTACGGTTTAGAGGAGTTAAGACTAAATATTGCTCAAGATTGGAGTGAAGATAAGAGTATGCCAGGAGGATATACACTGGAACAGATAGATTATCTAAACAAATACTGGAAAAACGAAATAAAAGGTAAAAGTGAATGGGACTTTCCTGATTGTTTCTGGGTAAAAGAGGGTATTTACACTACTGTTGAAGGTCATGTTAAAATGTGCTGTTTAAATACTGGAGCAGATCCATTTGGTAACTTATTTGAAAATACAATTGAAGAAATTAGAGAAAATAAAGATTATAAAGCTGTACAAGGAGGATGTGCGACTAATAACCCTACTAGTCACTGTTTAAATTGCTCTTATAAAGAATTAGCACCACTACTGAGTCAGATAAGGAAATGATACACTTAAATATTGATAAAAATAAAAGTTATACCCTAGTTGGAGCTGGCTGCTCTCATACTCAAGGTTGCGCATTTACAATTTACAAAGATAATAAATTTAAATGGGCCACTGAAGCTATAAAAAACAAGTACAATACTGTTTGTACACCAGATTTCGTTACAAATAATCTTACTTGGATGGCTAAGTTATCTAAATATATTCCTGTAGATAAAATTATTAATTTAGGGTTGGGAGGATACGGCACTACAACATCTGTGAGACATATAAAAGAGTACTTAAAAACTAAATCTGATATTAACGACCATATTTTTATAATACAAATGCAAAGTGTATTTAGAAACGAAATTATAAATAAAATTTTTAAACCCCATAGCACTATAGACTCAATAAACCATTTTCTTAATAGAAAAGAAATAGATGCTAAATTTCGACAAACTTATTTAGATTTGCTATTTGAAGAAAGAGTTCATGAAGCTGTATACTTTAAAGAATTATTATTTCTGCAAAATATTATTACTAAGTTAGGAGGTCAAGTGAGACTTTTCTTTCAACCCTGGTATACTTTTCCTAGCCTCAGTGAAAAAGAAATAGACAATATAAATGGAGCATTTAACTCTGTAGATAGAAAATCTTTTTATATTAACAAACATAATATAAAAAATACAGTTAAAAGTTTAAATATAATTGATTTAGAGAGTAGCAATAAAGAGCATGATATAGGGGAACTTTTAGGAGGTGATATTAGACCTACTTTACATAATGAAGATTTAGTCCCTGACGATCATCACTTATCAGAACTTGGTAATAGTTTAGTAGCTAAAAGTATATTTCACAATATTAATAGTAAATTTAAGGCATATGATGAAGAAACACTTATATAACGTATTCAGAAAATCCAATCAAGAGGATAAGACTAAATTTAAACACGTTCTTACTCAAAACGAACGTAACTATCCAATAGAAAGTGAGTTGATAAATAAATTTTTTAGTTCTCTTACCCAAAAAGACTTATGTTTTTATCCAAATACTGAAAATTTAAAAAACAAAATATGTAATTACTATAATATAGAAACTGATAACCTTTTACTTACACCGGGCTCTTCTTTTTCTCTTAAAACTATTTTTGAAACATTTAATGTAAAAGGAAATAATATAATAACTTCAGATTATTTCTTTCCTATGTACCAAGTTTATAGTGATTTGTATGAAGTTGAACTACGAAAAGCTAAGTATACTGATATGAAGTTGGATATAAATAATATTATCAACTTAATAGATAATAAGACACAGTTTATAGTATTAGCAAATCCTAATTCACCTTTAGGAGATTTATATAGTAGAAAAGATATCATAAAGCTTTTAGAAACAGGAATTTTTGTTATTATCGACGAAGCATACCTTGAATTTACCGGGGAGGAAACAAGTATACCGTTAATTGAAGAGTACACTAACTTAATAATAACAAAAACCTTTTCTAAAGCTTACGGAGCAGCAGGATGTAGAGTAGGGTTTCTAGTTAGTCATACAGATAATATGAAATATTTATCTAAATTTAGACTCATGTATGAAATAAATACAATAGGTGCTAAATATGTTGAATTTATATTCGATAATATAGAATATTACAACAAATATATCAAAGATACTTATGATTACAAAGCTATTGCTGTAACTAAATTAAGAAACTTAGGATATACTATAATAGATACTGACTGTAGCTGGTTCTATTTAAAAAGGTTTGATAAAATAGATAATTTAAAAACTTTTAACGATAACGGTATTAGCTTCAGAACTCTTATTTTACCTGACGGAATAGAATACATAAAATTTAACTACGATTTAAACCTAAATGATAAAATTTACTAAAAAATCTTTAGAACTTATAGATGTTGCTCTTGAAGTTAGTGATATATACTCCATTGATGACTTTAACTATAATATAGCCGCTCATGATGTAGGGACTGTTCATGATAATAGAATAGATGAATTGAGAACTAAATGGATGTTTAGTAAAACTGGTCTTTATAACGGTATAGTTGATAATAAGTACGCTATGGCAAGGATATTTGAATTTTTATTCAATGGTGACTTTAATAAGAGTCTTAGACAAAGACTCAACATAGTACAAGAAATGTTTAAAGTTAATTTCAAGTCTAATGTGCCTGTACACATATCTTTAGGACCAAAATTTTTTGACAAAAGGTATGAGGAGTTTATTTTAGATTTTGATAACCCATCTACATTCGATAATTTTAACGTAATCATACACCCAGGTCAAACTAGAGCACAAGCCAGTGTATTCTGTAAACGTAACTTAGATAACGTCTTGTTATATATTCCTAAAGCTTATAAAAATTTAATTAAAATTAAAAATTTCCCAAAACATGTAAAAATAACTGGAGAAAAAGAATTAACTAAATGCTACAGTACGTTTGTAGATAAACAAGAAGATAGGATAATAGATTTAAAATTTAGAGGCCATGGCGATGATATAGAAAAAAATTTAAAGTACCACAAACAGAGAGTTGTCGGTTACCCTCATAGGTATCATAGTATATATATTCTTAAAGCTTGTGCAATAAAAGTACAAGATAAAGAAGAACATCCTAGTCACTATTACTTAGAACAATCTTTTACTTCCTTCAATAAATTCTGTCAGATATTTCATAGAAACGAGTATACTTTATATACTACACTTCATGGACCACAAGCTAAAACACTATTCTTTGAAAACACTAATAGGTTGTTTTCTCTTACTTCAAATAAAATAAAGTATCATCCTAAAAGAATATTCAATATATTAGAAAGCACAGATTTAGCAGAACCAGCTACAGGTATATACTTTACTTCTAAAATGATTAATTCATTTGATGATGAAAAAATAAAACCATTTATAAAAAACTTACAAGAGGTTTACGATAAACACCGTGGCCCATTGGAATACGAAATGAGAAAAGGCATCCTAAATTCTCCTCCTAGTATTCACTACCCAGTAGAAAGCGTAGATGGAAAGTTTGATTATAAAGATATAGCTCATAAGCAAGATTATAAAGGTTTTGCAGTATGGTATAACCCTACAGGTAAACCAAAACTTTATAGAGACATATATGAACTACTTTTTTTTACCTGTGAGTCTATTTCCTGTACTATAAGTGAAAATAAGGAACTTGCTATAATCAATTGTGAACATGAATACTGGAAAACAGGAAATAATTATAAAGAATGGATTTTAACAGAAAATATGTATAATGATTAGAATAGGATTTTTAACACCGTATCAACACTTACCGGAATTTACAGAATTTGCTAAAAGTAATTTTAAATGTATCAATATGGTCGGCTTATCAAAAGATAAATTAAATATTTTTAAAAGCGTAGACTATTTGTTTGCAGCTCCTAATTACTTAAAGTATATAATCGAACAAGAAGATATAGAAGGAACAAATATAAAAGGAATAATTACTCCTTCTACTGGCGACAATCATATAAACGTCTCTATACCGGTTATCTCTATAAAGAATGAAAGTATACTAGAAGAAATTTATTCTACTGCAGAGCATAATTTATACCTATGTTTAGCTTTACCAAGAGAAATCGGAAACATAGTTGAATTAAAAGAAAAGACCTTAGGTATTTTAGGATACGGTAGATTAGGTAAGATATTAGAAAAAATTGCTAAACCATTATTTAAGTCTGTATTGAAAGCAGATTTAGACTTTATAGATGATAATTTTTTCAGCAACACTGATTTTTTAAGTATCAATATCGATTATAGAAAATCTAATATAGAATATATTAATGAAGAATATGTTGGAAAGTTCAAAAAAAATATCTATATTGTTAATACAAGCCGTGGTGAAGTCGTTGACGAAGGAGATATAGTGAAATTACTATACGATGGTAAGGTATTAGGGTACGGGACTGATGTTATACAGGAAGAACATACCTCTAAAGCTACAGTACTTAAATGTTATCATGATAATCGTATATTCATTACTAAACATGTTGGAGGTACAGCCATAGAAGCACAAGAAAAGGCTTATAAGTACACATTAAATAAAGTGTTATGAATTTAGAGAAATTTGTTAAGTATAAACCAGCTTTCGATTACATTACAGCTAACCGTCCTATGCATATTGTTGAATTTGGAGGAGGAGAAAGTACATACTACCTCAACGAACATCTTACTAACTTAGGATATGGAGGAAAAGTTACTGCTTTTGAAAATAGTCAAGAATTCTTTGATTATGCTCATGAAAAAGGTTGGGATGAGAGTGGCAGTATTAAATTAGCAGATGTTGAAATAAAAGACCCAGTAAGAGGCATAGTAAGTTATATTCACTCCTTTGAAGGCTTAGAAGACGTAGACTTTATTATAGTCGATGGACCTGACTATAGGGTATTTAGACAACGAAACGGAGAACCTTCCAGTATTACAGACAATATTCAAGTAATGAGAGAACACTTTGGTAGGGATATTCCTTTTTGGATAGAAGGTAGAAATGGTACTCAACAAGCCTGTAGAAATCTAGGATATAAAATGATTACAGACTGGGACGTATGGGAATAAAGAAATTAGTAAGTTTTGGTTGTAGTTTTGTAGAAGGAGCTGCCATAACCGATAAAGTAGGTAATTGGGTGGGCGCTAGGTATGCTTTTCCATCTATCTTGAGTCATGAACTTAACCTTACAGATTATAAAAATTATGGACATTCTGGGTTTGGTAATGAATCTATACTAAGAAGTATTCACCGTCACTTCAAAAAGGATATTGACCATTCAGATACTTTAGTTATCATTGGACTATCAGGTATTACTAGGTTAGAAATATATTCTAATTATCAAGAAAGACATTATGACAACCATCTTTTCGATTTTAAACAAAGAGACAATAACGACGTCTTTGCTTATAGACGTAGAGCTAAAAATTGGTTAGGAGACGTAGAATTATGGAAAGAGTTTAAAACTTACATACATATAGAACAAAAATACTTTTTTGACCTTAAATCAAAACAAGAAAAACTCCAGTGGCAAATTGCTCACTTAGACGGGTACTTCAAAAATAAAGGTATTAGGTACGTCTTATTTAATAGTGTAGAAGATAATTTAGGGCATATAAAGAAAGACATAAACTTTCTTAGCTTAGTTAATGTTAACGAACACAAAGATGTCAAATTATCTGGGATTCCTAATATAGAAGATACATGGAACATTAAATTAAGGTTAGACCACTACTACAATGTAAATAAAAACTTTAATTTAGCAGAATATAGAAGCCAAACACCTCCTTACGGAAAGTACTTCTGTGCTGGTCATCCATCACCAAATGCTAATAAGGAGTTAGCAAGTATAATATTAAAATATATAGATGAAAATAATATCTGAGTTATGTCAAAATCACAACGGTGATAGAGATTTACTAGAAAGAATGGTTAAAAATGCCGCAGTATGTAGCGATATAGTTAAAATCCAGACTATAAAAGCAAATACATTTACTTACAGAAAAGAATATGAAGAATATAGACCATACGAACCTGAGTTTGTTAGATTAAAAGGTTTAGAGCTATCTAGAATAGATGAAGAGTTCTTTATTAATAAATGTAAAGAGTACGGAGTAGAATCTATGACTACTATATTTGTACCTCAACACGCTCCTAGGTTTAACGAACTAGGATACGATAACTTAAAATTATCAGGATACTCTATCCCTGCTTTTGACTACGGTAAAAAATTAAAGAATTTTAATTTTAAGAGATTATTCTTTTCTACTTCTAGTTTAACACTAGGGGAAATTAAACAAACTGTTAAGAATTTAAATGAGATGGGGATTGAATACTATATGCTTCAATGCACGTGTGTTTATCCTACACCTTTATCTAAATTAAACTTACAGAATATAAACTACTTTAGAAACGAATTAGGAATTAAAAATGTAGGCCTAAGTGATCATACTAATCCTCATGAAGATAATTTACTATCTACAAAGTTAGCTATATTCGAAGGTATAGACGTCATAGAAAGACACTTCACAGTACTAAAAGTAGATGAAACAAGAGACGGTAAAGTTTCTGTTACTCCAAAAATGCTGTCTGAGATAAAGAGATTTAGTAACTTATCTAAAGAAGATCAGTACAGTGAACTTAATGAGTTTAACGAACAACAGATATTTAACCACGATTACTATAGAGGCAGATTTAAATGAAAATAAGTTTTATCATATGTTACAGTTCTACTTGGCCAATGACTATTTTCGATAGTAATTCATGGCCTGAACCTGATTTGGAATTAGATAAGAAGATATTAGATCAAACTAATAACTTAATAAAACAGATACTATCTTGGAAACATCTAAACAAAGAAGTTATACTAGTAGATAACTCTGATGACTTTATTTCGGAAGTAGTCGACCCAGAACAGTTACGTATAGTCAAAGGTACAGAGATAACCTCTAATCCAACACAATCAAACCAAGCTAAAGTAACAGCAGAAGCATTTAATATAGGTATGACATATGCTAATGGAACACATTATATTCTTCAACATAATGATACTCAATACTTAACTAACTATTATCACCCTGACGACCTCTTTGTCGACTTAGTAAAAACATTAGATGAATTCAGGTTAGAGTATATAACTATTGATGCTAAACCTTCTAAAAAAGCCAATCAAGACGAAAATTTTTATGCAGATTGCTACTGGTTTTTTTGTAAAAACGATTTCTATGAAAAACACGGTATAGAAGTAGACTACTTAAATGGTGATAATAATCATCAAGCTACTGTAACTTGCTTACAAAAAGAGTTAAAGTTCTTACACCTACCGGGTTACTATGAATTAGGTGGATTAGGTATGAATCATACTATCCACTTAAGACGTAATTATCCAGGATTAGTTAGACTAACAGGAAATGTACACTCTTTTTTAAATATTCCATTTCTTTACCACTACAAAGGAGGAACAGGACTTAAAAACCTTTTACACAAAGATGATATTATTTACTAACGGAGATAGCTGGACACAAGGAGACTCACCAGCTCAGACATTAAATTGGGAGGCAAAAAAAACATTAGACTGGTATAATATAGTTCCTTTTTTTGGACAATTCTATAAGCATATAAATGAAGGTGTGGTAGACCCAATGTTATGCACTAGAGCTGAATATAAATTCTATGACTCTCCAGTCTGGCCAAAAGAGTTAGGGCACAGGTTAGGAGTCGAAACTTGGAATGCTGGTAGATTAGGAGATGGTAATGCAGATATTAAAAGTTCTACTATAGAGAGTATTGAATGGTTAAAAAATCAGGGTAAAAAAGATATATTCGCTGTCATAGGTTGGAGCAGTCTAATTAGAGTTCCAATTTATACTATCGACAAAGAAGGAAAGGGAAATATAGATCAACAAAGACCTGATAAGTATACTGCTGCTAATGACATCTACCGTAGAAAAAACTATATACAAAACCAATTTTTACATCACGTATTAGATTTACAAAATTATTTTAAAGTAAATAATATTAACTACTTAATGTTTAATGCTTTTGATCCTTTTTTAGATTTCAACGAACATTTTTTATCTACAGCAATAGATAGAACTAAATGGATTAATCATTCAGTCAAACCAGCTCATTTTAAGGAATATATTCTTCAAAAGTATAACTTAAATGATTGGGACGAAAGTCCATACTTTATAACTTCACATCCTAAAGATATTTCTCATATAGCATGGGCAAAGTATCTTTATAACTATATACAATCACTATGAGTGCTATAAAATTAATTATTTTCGATTTAGATGGAGTTTTAGTTGAAGCTAAGAATATCCATTTTAATGCTCTCAACGAAGCATTAACTACTATCAACCCCGGTTATAAAATAGGATGGTCAGAACATTTAAATAAATATGACGGATTGAAAACATTTCAAAAGTTAGACTTACTTACTAAAGAAAAAGGTTTACCGGTTGAAATACACAATGACGTATGGAATAAAAAACAACAATTAACATTGCAAAAACTTTCTGATTTACAACCAGATGAAGAACTAATAGCTACACTTCAGTTACTTTACAAAGATGGTTTTAAATTAGCAGTATGTTCTAATTCTATCAGAAAAACAGTACTTACTGTATTAGCTAAGCTAGGATTAATAGAATACTTAGACCTTATAATATCTAATGAAGACGTTACTAATAGTAAACCACATCCAGAAATGTACTGGAAAGCTATTTCAACTATGAGTATGCTTCCTGAAGAAACATTAATAGTAGAAGATTCTCCTTACGGATTACTTGCCGCCGCGAGAAGTAAATCGTATATTTTAAGAGTAAAGAATCCTAAAGAGGTAACATATAATAATATTATGAATAAAGTAGACACAGTAGATAACGGAGAGAAACAAGCAACACCGGCTTGGAGAGACGATAACTTAACTGTTTTAATTCCAATGGCAGGAGCAGGGAGTAGATTTGAACAAGCTGGATTTACTTTTCCTAAACCGCTTATAGATGTAAAAGGTAAGCCAATGATTCAAGTAGTAACTGAAAACCTTAATATAAAAGCTAATTTTGTATATGTTGTACAAAAAGCTCATAGAATTAAGTATAATTTAGATACACTACTTAACTTAATTACTCCTAATTGTAAAATAGTGGAAGTAGAAGGAGTTACAGAAGGAGCAGCCTGTACTGCCTTGCTAGCTAAAGAACATATAGATAATAATAAACCACTATTCTTTGCAAACTCAGATCAGTTTGTAGAATGGGATAGTAATGAGTTTCTATATAAAATGAATGAGACAGAAGCAGATGGTGGTATAGTAACATTTAAAGCAACTCATCCTAAGTGGTCTTTTGCTAAAGTTAATAGCGAAGGGTTAGTAACAGAAGTAGCAGAAAAGAATCCTATCTCAGATACTGCTACTGTTGGGTTCTACTATTGGAAAAAAGGATCTGATTTTGTTAAATACGCTGAAGAAATGATCAGTAGTAATATTAGAGTCAATAATGAATTTTATGTTTGCCCTGTATTCAATCAAGCTATTAACGATAGTAAAGCTATAAGAATATTTAACGTAGATAACATGTGGGGGTTAGGAACACCTGAAGATTTAAAGTACTATATAGAAAATATAAAATGATTTGGTTCACAAGTATACAAAAAACCGGCGGGACTGCATTGAGAGATGCTATAAGTTTAAAGAATGATTTTAAAATACGTTTTTTTGATCATGGGTACGTATACGATCCTTGGGAATCAAAAGAAAAAGAAAATAAATACTGGAATAAATACAACTTTAAATCATCAGCTAATATATCAAAAGATTATAACCCTCTTAATACTATAATCTCAGTAATTAGAAATCCTTTTGATATCTTTGTGAGTTATTTTTTACATGCTAAAAAAGATGGATGGGGGATGGTTAATAAGATTCATAACTTACATACTTTTGATCAGTTTACAGAATACTATTTAGCTCCAGATAAAGAATGGCATTTACCTCCTATGAAAAACAGTATGTTTAGTTTTATCTACAATAAGCAAGGAGAGCTTATTTCTGACCTATGTTATAAGTTAGAAAATGTAGATAAGATTGAAACATTATTAGCTGGTTTAAGAATACCTCCTATGGGTTTTTCAAATAAAACTATACTAAAAGATGATTATAGAAGATACTATAAAACTAAACAAATAGATGCTCTAAATAAAGTTTGGAAAAGAGACTTAGAGCACTTTAAATATACTTTTGAATAATGAAAATAGCAGTACTTATTAACGGAAGCGGAAAACATTTAGATATTACACAACATCTGTTTAATCATTGGAATAAACTCTACGAAGATATAAGTTTTGACTTTTACTTAGCTACTTGGCAAGATGAAATAGACTATACTGAATATAAATGGATAAAATCTTACGTAAGACTAAAAGAAGAGTCATGTCCATATGACTTGAGCACACATCCTGAAGGTCAACACCAACCTCACTACTCATACTCTCTATATAAAGCAGATCAATTGAGAAAAGAATCAGGTATAGAGTACGATGGAGTATTTCAAACTAGATCAGATATCTATATATTTAGAGAACTACTAGACTTGCTTACTTCTTTATATACTGTTAAACAAGGCGTAAATCAAGATGTGAGTAATAGCCAAGTATCTCCTAGAATAATGTTTACTGGAAGCGGTAATGAACTCCTTAACGGCAGGTTCTGGACTGAAGATTATTTTTTCTTTGGACATCCTAAAGCATTTGATAAATTTTCTAATATGTTCATTGATGTATGGATTAAAAACGAATTACCAGATAGATTAAAATTAATGCATGTAATGCAAGCAGAGTACTTACATAAATTAGGAATTTATAACAGTAGCATAGCTAATTACCCTGGTCATGCAGTACAGAGCGTACTTATAAGGGAAAAGCATCGTTTTGGTCATCATAGTACTCATACTGATGCAGGATGGGAAAAACAACACCCTTCTCCTAAACAACTTAAAACTCTAATAGCTCAGAATGGACCAGAGCACTTATTAACTAGAGATATAGCACCTAAAGCTATTATATACTTTGAAAGCACAGATAAATAATGATACTTATATCTCATAGAGGAAATATAGACGGACCGAACGTTGATAACGAAAATAAACCTTCGTACATAGCAAATGCTATAGAAAAAGGTTACGATTGTGAAGTAGATTTCTGGTATACCGATAATAAATTTACTTTAGGTCACGATAATCCTCAGTATGAAATACCAATAGAGTTTATACAAACATATTACAATAGACTCTGGATTCACTGCAAAAATTACGATGCTTTATCTAAATTAATCGAAATAGACAGAGGAGGTGTATATTTAAATTACTTTTGGCATGAATCTGACGATGTTATTATAACTTCAAAAGGATACATGTGGGCTAATCCAGGTGTTTACATAGAAGGTAGTGTAGCAGTACTTCCTGAGTTAAAAAACGACAACTTAACAGGTAGATTAGGAGTTTGCAGCGACTATATTATTAATTATGAGCACTAGATTTGTAAAGAAAGGAAATAAAGTTATACTCGGCATGGCTAAAAACGGTAGCCAAGCTCTTAAACAACTTTCCTTAAATAATAAAGATTGGGTAAGAGTAGAAGGCGATATACCTGAAGAAATTTTAATCGACTATAAGACAACTATCTATATTCCTATCAGAGATGAGTTCGATAGGGCATATAGCGGATTGATACAACTCCTTAATGATATCATAGTAGATAAAAAAATAAAAGACATTCAACATTACCTTTGGAACAATATAGTTTTAGATAATAGTTACTTTCCTAAAATATCATATAAACAGATAAGCACTATACATTATTTTTGGAATTATATATTTCTTAACAAAAAATGGAAAGGAGCTAAATTTAAATTCTTTCATTTAAAATATCTGTCTAATAGATTTTGTGATTACATTAAAGAAGACCCTAAAAATATTCCCTTATACAATACTGCAATAAAAACTACAGTGAAAGTTGAAATAATGAAGTATCTTCCCTCTAGAGAGTTACTTTTTAAAAATTACTTTCATCCACATTGGAAAAAACCATACCAATTTATGGAAAAACCAATTTGGAAAAGATTAGAAACTACAGAATACTGGTTGGACTTAGAAGATAAAGACCTAATATGAAAAAAGCTATCTTTATATCAGGCCATTTAAACGGTTTATCTAATAATATCATACCACTATTAGATTCTAATACAGATATATTTGTACACACTTGGGAGGAACAAGGGCATAATAGATGGATAACAAAATTAAATAGATACAGTAAGGCTTGTAACAGCATTAACATTGTTACTGAAAAGCCAAAGATTGACCGTAAAAGAATCTCTTACCTTTATTCTACATACTCCTCTTTTAGTCTATGTAAGCAGTTGAACACTTATGATATATGTATAAAGTTTAAACCTAACTTAGATACAGATAATATTAAATACATTACTAATACACAAACAAGTTTTTCTAAAGCTAAACTACAGTCCAGACCATTACTTGAGGGGTTCACAAAAGAAGACTGTGTATACGGTACGGTACATTACAAAAGTATAGACGAAAGATTCTTTACAATATACCCTAAAGGTATAAATAAAGTATTTAATAAAGATAAGAAAACATTCTACGAAGAAATAACAAAAACAGATAAATTACTTAGTTCATTACTAGGAACAGACTATGAAGGTAGTTTACTGTGGACTAAATTATTTGAACAAAATCAAGTACCTATTATTCAAGATATTAATCTAACTTTACCAAACAATAAACAATGGCAGTGAAAAGAGCAAAAAAATTAAAAAAACAAGATTTCAATAACGTAAAAATAATACAGACTAGAATAGATAGAGCTGACGAAGAGTATATAAAGATAGGTAACCTAAAAATAGAGTTAACTAAAAAAATACTTCAATCTATATCCGGTATTAATTCTACCGAAAATTTAAAAGATATAGGTAAATATGAACTATATATTAATAAGACCAGTAAAGCTCTTGAAACATTTATATCTGAAACAGATAAGCAAAACGTTGAATTAGCTAAAGACTTACAGAAGAAATACGGTTCCGGAACTATAAACCCAGAGAAAGGTACTTTTATTCCAGATTCACTTTAGACTTTTAGTATCTATTTATATAAGAAGACAAATACTCTGTTTACAAGAGTTTTTCGAAATAGTCAATATATTTATTAATATACAATAATTAAACTAAAGCAAACATGGCAGAAACTATAATCTCCCCAGGTGTATTTCAAAGAGAAAACGATATCTCTTTTATCTCCCCAGCACCCGCAGAAGTCGGAGCTTGTGTAATAGGACCTACAGTAAAAGGACCAGTCGAAGTTCCAACTACAGTTACTTCTTATAATCAATATGTAAGAGTATTTGGAGAAACTTTTGAATCAGCTTCAACTAAACAAGAATTTTTAACTTCTCTAGCAGCAAAAAATTACTTCTCTCAAGGAGGTGATTCTTTACTAGTAGCAAGAGTCGTATCAGCATCTGGTACATGGGGTGCTGCATCAAGTACTCATATATCAGCTTCATCAAACGGAGGAACTCCTTCTTTTACATTAGCGACACAAGGACAAGGAGTCTTATATAACAACTGTACTGGCTCAGGCCTTTACGTTGGAGCTACAGAAGAAAATTCAGACGGCTCATTAAAATCTGGTTCAGTTGATAACTTAAGATGGGAAGTATCAAATGTAAGTAATACTTTAGGTACTTTTACTCTATCAGTAAGAAGAGGAGATGATAGTAGCAAAAATAAAGTTGTCTTAGAAACGTTTAATAACTTAAGCTTAGATCCTAATGCTGATAACTATATCGAAAAAGCAATTGGTAACCAAGTAAAAGCAATAGCTGGAACAAGTGATAATATTACTACTACAGGAGAATATATTAACAAGTCTAATTACATTAGAGTAAGTGCAGTAAATTCACCTACTATAAACTATATAGGAAACGACGGAAATATTAGAGTAGGGTCTTTATCAGGTTCTTTACCAACAACTGATTCTGGATCATTCCACAGTGCTACTGGTAGAATAGTTCCTTTAGCAACTGCTAATAAATATTTTGGAGATATAGATACAAACACTCAAGGATTAATTGCAGCAGATTATGCATCTATAATTACTCTACTTAACAATGCTGATGACTTTAAGTTTAATGTAATTTCAGCACCAGGACTTATAGATTCAGTTTCTGGTCATACAGCTACAATAGGAAATATTATTTCTCTAGCAGAAAGTAGAGGAGATTGTATTTTTGTATTAGACATAAGAAAATATAACGAAGGAACAGTTGCCAGTGCGGCGGCACAAACTGCTACACTAAATAGCTCATATGCAGCTACATACTGGCCTTGGTTACAAACTAGATCAGCTACAGGTAAGAATGTATGGGCACCGCCTTCATTGTTTATACCTGGAGTATATGCATTTACAGATGGAGCGGATGCACCATGGTTTGCACCAGCAGGACTTGTAAGAGGAGGATTAGTAGGAGTTATTCAAGCTGAAAGAAGATTATCTAGAACAGATAGAGATTCTTTATATAATGCTAAGGTTAACCCAATAGCTTCTTTTCCAGGAACAGGTATAGCAGTATTTGGTCAAAAGACTTTACAAACTAAAGCTTCTGCTTTAGATAGAGTAAATGTAAGAAGATTATTAATCGAACTTAAAGAGTTCTTAGGTAATCAAGCACAAAACTTAGTATTTGAACAAAATACAGTAAACACAAGAAATAAATTTTTAGCAGGAGTTAATCCTTATTTAGATTCTGTAGTTGAAAGACAAGGTCTTTATTCTTATAGAGTAGTAATGGATGACACAAACAATACAGCAGACGTAATAGATAGAAACCAATTAATAGGTCAGATATTTATTCAACCAGCTAAGACAGCTGAATTTATTGTACTAGACTTCACAGTTGAACCAACAGGTGCAACATTTGGAGCATAAATTTTAAAGTAGATATTTATAATAAATAATTAAAAGTATAAAATGGCAGTATTAGACCCAAATGAAATAATGTTTAAAGCTTTCGAACCGAAAGTACAAAACAGATTCGTCCTATTCATAGATGGTATTCCATCCTTCATGGTTAAGAACGTAGTAGCTCCAAGCTTTACAGATGAAGTCATAAAACTTGACCACATTAACACGTACAGAAAAATACGTGGGAAAAGAGAATGGCAAGATATGGATTTAACATTATACGATCCAATTACACCATCAGGAGCTCAAGCAGTAATGGACTGGGCTAGATTATCATACGAATCAGTAACAGGAAGAGCTGGGTATTCAGATTTCTACAAAAAAGACTTAAAGCTTAACATATTAGGTCCTGTTGGAGATATAGTAGGAGAATGGGAAATTAAAGGAGCATTTATTCAAACTGCTAATTTTGGTACTTTCGACTGGTCAAACAGTGAACAAGTAGACCTAACTATGACAGTGTCTATGGATTACTGTGTATTAAACTACTAAGACTACACTTAAATATATATAAGAACCCGGATTTTTCCGGGTTTTTGTTTGTTCCAAAATATTTTATTCGTATATTTATTAGTATAAACAAGTTATAAACAATAAGATTTATGAATCCTAACTTTAAAATCCCTACAGAAACTGTAGAACTACCTTCAAAAGGCCTTTTATACCCAAAAGACTCACCATTAGCAAGCGGTACTATCGAAATGAAGTACATGACAGCTAAAGAAGAAGATATACTGTCTAATACAAACTATATGAGAAAAGGTATAGTATTAGATAAACTAATGCAATCCTTAATAGTTACAGAAAATTTTGACTATAATAATTTACTTATAGGAGATAAGAATGCTATTATGATAGCTGCAAGAGTACTTTCTTACGGAAAAGACTATACAGTTAACTACTTAGGAGAAGATATAGTTGTTGATTTAAGTAAATTTGATAACAAAGAAATAGACCCTATAATTGAAGAAGGTAAAAATGAATTTGAATTTAAATTACCTAAAACAGATAATTTAGTCAAATTTAAATTACTAACTCACAAAGATCAAAAAAATATAGATAGTGAGTTAGCAGGATTAAAAAAACTTAATAAAGATGATTCGTCGGGTAGCACTACTAGATTAAAATATTTAATTACAGGTGTTAACGGTACAACTGAACAAAAAGATATCAGAGAGTTCGTAGATAAATATTTACTTGCTTCTGATGCTAGAGCTTTAAGAAGTTTCTATGCAAAAATCCAACCTGATGTAAATATGACTTTTACTTACACAGATGAGGAAGGTGGAGAGGAGGAAGTTGATTTGCCCATTGGGCTCGACTTTTTTTGGCCTGACACCCGAACATAGAAAAAACCTATTTTCTCAAATTCACGAAATAGTATTCAACGGCAAAGGAGGTTACTCTTGGACTGAGGTTTATAATATGCCTATATGGTTGAGAAGATTTACTTTTGAAAAGATGAAAGAGTACTATGAAGAAGAAGCAAAAGCACATACTCCAAAAAGAACACCAAAGAACCAAACA